ACCTATTGTCGCTTGTGTTGGTAAAATCTTTTTACCACCATTATTTATTAAATATTCTGAAAGATATTGACCAAACTTTTTTTGAAACTTAATGGCTCCAAACTCAGTTTTATATTTACCTTTTATACTTTGCTCTAAATCTAAATTATGTATTCTATCTAAAAATTTAAGCACAAAAGTATTGCAATCGTTTTGACCCCAAATAAAAGGTCTAGATCTTTCCCTTTCTATATATTTATGGATTTTGCTATCTATCATGAGTCTTGTATACCAAGATTTAAAATTGTAAATTTAGAACCACCTCTAGCTGTGCTTGATGCTTTAACAGGAACAGTTAAATTAGTGTTTCTGCCTCCGCCTATTGCGGTAGCTGAAGCAGAAGTTGTTACAGTAAAAGTTATTGAGTCACTATCTGGAACAGATGCCACAGTATGTGTTTTATTTAATTCTAATTCTGGTATTGAACCAACACTAGCACAGCCATGAATAATAAATTCATCATTAACACTTAGCCCATGTGCTGATTTATAAAGAGTAACTATTGGTGAACCAGATGTAGTTGCAATGGGAGGCGTGATAATTGATTCACCGCCTAATAATACAACATTGCCACCGCCTCTATTTACACTACTGCTAACTGGCGTGCCTGAGACCTCAAAATACCAACTATTTTCATCAACAATAGCGGTAATAGTTTCAGAAACATTGATTGACCCTGCCGCAACGCCTCCTATAGCACTAGCACCACTAAAAACAACTGTATCGCCTGTTGCTCTCTGATGATTAGCCTCTAAAACAGTTACCCGATTATTATTAGATGTGTTTGTTTGTAAAGGCGGAGAATTAGCGTTGGTTGATTGTGTAATTGGTACTTCAATATAATTATCATAAACATTTTTTATATTAAACCTTGTGGATGTTAATTGTGCTTCTGTTATGCCACCAACAGCACCACAACTTTCTAAAGTTATCTGTTCTCCCACTATTGCTTGATTTTGAAAAGCTAGAATTTGTATTACATTAGAATTATTAGTAGTTAAAATGCCTGCTGTAAATACAATTTGATTACCAATTAAAGTAGAAGCCCCACCTATAAAATTTTCAGTTGTAGAAACTGATGTTGTAACCGATGTTTTCCATTGATAATCATTGACTACAGTTATGCTATGGCCTCCGTTAATAGTAGCGGCATTTACATCTGTGCCTCCTGTAGCATCTCTGATTGTTACTATTTGTCCAGTTATTCTTCCATGTTCAGCTTCGTTCACATAAATAAAATTTTCACCAGAGACAAAGGACAAAATACCACCAGATAAATTTGATCTTGTTGGGTGCCATTCTGCAACCTCTTTGGTAGTTATATGTGAACTAGCATTTGTACCTGTTACCCCATCTAATGATTGAGCTACTTGCTGTGAACTACCACCCCATTGAATATCTTTGTTAATTTCTGAAGCAAAAGAAAAGAAATTATCATTTTCATAAAATAACTGCTGACTTGAGTTATTAGTATATCTGCCATTAATCATTGTAAAATTAATAAATTGATTTGAGGCAGTTAGCGTTACTGTTGCACTTCCATCACTTCCATTTTCTGAAATTGAAGGGTTGTCCATGCGACCATCAAAAATAATAATAGGATCAGCAATCAATGCATTACTGCTATTTAAAAAACCTTTTCTGATAATAACTTGTCTATCGATATAATCAGGTGTTAATACTTCACTAACAAATTGTGATCCAACACCTGATAACTGAATACTTAGTCTATTTGCTAAAATTTCACTTGTTTCTTCAATAACAGAAAAATTTAGTAAATATCCTAATGCACTATAAGCATTTCCATCAAAAGTAATTGGTATAAATGCATCTGTTAGCCTATGGGTAGTATCATCAAATACAACATCTATTAAATGTATAGGTTGACTTTGACTTTTGACAATTTCAGTCTGAAAAGCTGTAGAGCTTCCTCGATTAGCCATTTAAGGAACCTCTATAAGCTCAATCGAATAACTACAAAAATCTGATAAACCTATATTATAAGAAGTAAGGTCGGTATTAAACGCAACTACAAATGGTACATTATTTATTGTAATTGTCTCATTATTAGCTACCGCTGTAGAAAGAGCAGGAGAAAAGTTTAGCG